GATAACAGATTAGATCAATCGATTTATTCCAGCAGGCACGGCATCCGCTGCACTTTCCTTCGTGTTCGTATGCTTGGCACAGTGAAGCACCAGGGAATGCCTCGAATGTCGCTGCATCGGGTCCGATAACGCTACCGTGCAACCCTGGTGTGAACGATCCATCAATTGAATCAGCAGAAAAACGAACGGAAACGTTTTCTAATTGTTTCATTTGGTCGAACACCATGCGGAATTTGGGGAATTTATGCATACGTGTTGGCAGCCAGTGTTTGCACCATGGTGTGCGCTGCATAACTTCTAGTACTTTCTCAGCCAGTGCCAGGGAATATAAATCTCCACTGTCCAGCCAGCGAAAATAACGATCTGTTTCCAGCGCTGCAACCATATCATCAACCCATTCCACCCGCTGCCAATCTTGTTTGTTTTCGGCCCTTGGCGCTTTTACGTTTGGGTAATTGTAATTTCCAGTAGTAGCGTAACAACCCTTGCAAGCATCTACTAGCACACCAGGGCTTTCAATTGAGCCAGGGCAAGTTTCAATGGCTTGTAAGGACCACGAACGAATGCCATCTAATTTAGATGTAACGGATATACGTATTGACATTTAACAATCTCCAGTAGCAGTGCAATAGCGCACACACACAATGTAACGCTAAATAAACGTTTTTAGCATAGGTATAAACCCTAAGTTGTACGATAGAAAAGTAATAAGCACTTGAATTCTTATTCTTTCAAGATAGCGCTAAAACTAGTCAGTAAACCGACACTTAGATGCATGGTCAGCGCAACTCTAAAAACCTAGTTAATTGGCATTGATAAACGACAGTGGAATCGGCGCAACCCTAAGCCATTGGGCCGGTGTTTCATTGGAGAGGGTAAGAGAATACCGTAGGGAAACAATAGAACGATGGGCTCTCCACCGCATCCCAATAAACGCAACAAAACCCCAAAGCGATAGGGCTCCCCTCTCCACACAAATCAGCCCCAGACCCCCTCCCCTCAAACGTTTTACCCCGTACAATCAGCAGGGGGGGTAGGACTGGAATGGCATCAGAAGAGGGGGGCCCACTAACCCATTCCCGAAATTTCTACAAAAACATTTATACGTTTATGCTATAGTACTTCTGTATAAAATTTTTTCTCTTAAAACTTTTAAGACACATATGAACGGTCTATACGCTAATATCCACAAGAAGCAGGAACGTATTAAGAGGGAGAAGGCTGAAGGAAAGCCCGTGGAGAAGATGAGGAAGCCTGGAAGTAAGGGTGCTCCTACTGCTAAGGCATTTACGCAATCTAAGAAGACTGCCAAAAAATGAAACACGATAAGCCTATTGCTCACAAGACTACCGGTAAGGGTAAGACTTACAATCCTACGGACAAGGGTGCTGGTATGACAGCCAAGGGTAGGGCTGAGTACAACAGGAAGAATGGGAGCAATCTAAAGGCTCCTGCACCATCTCCTAAGACTAAGGCTGACAAGGGTCGGAAAGCGTCTTTCTGCGCTCGTATGGAGGGTGTGGTCAAGAATGCCAAGGGTCCAGCGGAGAGGGCTAAAGCATCGTTAAAGAATTGGAAGTGTTAAGGGGATTGTATGGAATGGACATTGGCTCATCCGCTAAAGGATGTGGAAGATATCGTAAAGATGGCTGACGAGTACTTTGTGGACACTGGGGGAGTACTCCAAAAGAGCAAAGACTTGTTCCGCAAGAATGTGACTATGGTATCTACCCTACAGTTGTTCGACAGGAGTAAGGAGTTCCTTGCGGTTTGTCGGGATGAGAAGATGGTTGGGTACTGTTGGTTTGACAGGTACGGATATACGACTTACTCCACGGAGGAGATATCCAATGCCAAGTTCCACCATGTTGACCACAAGCAAAGTCCCAGGGTTAAAATACGTTTGATAAACGAAATGATTGACCAACATATACTATGGGCGTACAGTAACGGTATACCGGTTATCTGTTCAACTAGTATTCGTCCGGAGCATGAGGTATTTATGAAGATCCACAAAAAACGTGGATTTATCGTGAATGGGTCTTATGCCTGGTTACGGACTGAGGAAGGAATTAAATGCTTGATGAAATAAGACCAGAGGGTAGTCATGTATCCTCTGAGGCCAAGAAGGCTGATAGCAGGGCTCGTGCTGCCAAGAAGAAGGCAGAGAAACGGGCTATGGGTTTGGTTACTGGTAAGGTAGAGCCCAGACAGAGTTTTAACCCCGCTGGACGGCCTAAGTCTATTGTCAACAGGGTAACGGAGTATGGTGCGTTGTTTAACCGCCTTAATGACGAACACGTTGCCAAAGGGTTTGCCCCGCTAAAGACGGCAATGGAGGTTTTGATTGAGGCCATGCAATCTGATGAACTGGATATTCAGCAGAAATCCAAGATTGCTGAAAAGCTGGCTACCTTTGAATCGTCTAGAGCGCCTATAATTTCCATAGAACACGTTCAGAATATCAATAAGGAAGAAGAGATTGATGCTGACATGGCTCTGGAAGACTTTATGAATTCACTTAGAAAGGTATAAAATGCCGTTAGTTAAATCTAAATCCAAAGCTGCATTTGGTAAGAATATTAAAACTGAGATTAAAGCTGGTAAACCAAAGGACCAGGCAGTTGCAATTGCTTACTCTATGAAGAACGCTGCTGCACATAAGCGTACCGGTGAAGAGCGTGGTGAGAAAAAACGTGATAATGAAAAACGTGAAACTAAGAAAGGCTACAAATGAGCTATACCTCTGATAACAATGCCCCAACATTGATGGCTCAAATGCCTAATCGTGTTGGCAATAAATCCACACATTTGCCATCCAAAAAAGGAGGAGCAACAAATGTTACTAACCCCAAGGGTTCGGTAATGTATTGCTCGGATCACCAGGGTCCTCCGTCTGCCGGTGGCTCGATTACTGGTCGTCATCAGAAGGTTCAGTTGAGCAAGCCTGAAGGTTATGCTGGCCTGATTAAGAATGATGGCTATCTGAAAAACTCTTCTTTTTTGAAGTGAGAATATTATGTACGGTACAGTAATCTCTGGCGGCAAGCAAATGAATAAGGGCTTGACCAAGGGCATTAACGACAAACTCAAAGGACACGCTGCTGAAAATAGCCGCCGTGAGTCCGTTGCAGTTGCAGTCCGTGATGCCTTTAAGGTTCTTCATTTGTCTGACCAAACAACCAATAACGTAAGTAAAGGCGGTAAGTTTAAAACCCCGTCAACCCCAGCAAAAGTATAGAAAGGAAATAGTATGGCAACGTATGACATCGCCTCTTTGAAGGCAGACTTACCCACGGCTAAAGAGTTATCCCAGTTTGTCTATGACAAGGTTGGGATTGCTCTTGATCTTATTGGTAAACCAAAAGAAGACCAGTACATGGTCGCCAAAACGGCATTGGAAGGGAAAAAAGTCCCTGCCGAGTTCCTGACGGACGAGAACCCTTATGTTGACAAAAAGGAATTAATTCCTGTTGACGATATTCGGGTTCTACCTCCCCGTAATAAAGATCTGCCTCCTCCTGATTCGCAAGTTCATTTCTTTGGTGCTACCAATATGCCTCACCCGCTTGATCCGCAATCGGACAAGAAGGTTGGGATTAACTTTCGTAAGTATGAGAATGGTCTGATTACTTACCAGGTTATGGGTCCGCTTGAGCAGGTGTCTATCGGTACTCGTATGAACAAGTACGGACAGTCCACTCCTGAACGTATTAGCTGGATTGATCCCCGCACCGAGGAACTGGTTATGCGCCGTCCTGACGGAACCTTTAGTGAAAAGGGCCGTGGTCTGTATACATACTTAATCGGTGAAAAAGGCGGCGGTGTCTGGAATCTGATTGACCGAGACATCGTTAGTATTTCTCAGAAGAATATTGCTGACCCCTGGGCCTAATGGAAAATATCCATTCAGCCTTTAATGAAAGGCTTTCCTCTCAAGCAGAAGTTTGCGCTCGAAAGAGTTTGGAATGGTTGCAAAAAGACCTCCAATCTACGCACAAACTTCTGCCAGAGGATGTCTATTATTTGGCCTGTGCAGCGCAAATCTTTCTAGAGATACGAGATCGCTATGGCAAAGAGTGAAGCCAGTGATTACATCTTACCGGTCTACAAAAACCGAGCCTTAAAGCACCTGGTTAAACTGGCTGGTGGCAAACAATACATCAAGTATTTGGATGCTGACCAACTGCGGTCCATGCACCGTGCCAGGGATAAGATTGCCTATGATATGCAGTTCAATGCTATCAAGTGGTTTAAGCCCTTTGAATACCAAAAGAAGTTCTTTGAAACCGGTGCAAATTATTCCCGCCGTGGAATGATTGCTGCTAACCGTGCCGGTAAAACAATTGCCTCCACTTACGAAACTGCCTACCACTTGACCGGCAGATACCCCGATGACTGGAAGGGTAAACGCTGGGACAAGCCAATTATTGCTATGGCGGCAGGTGAATCTTGGGAACAAGTTGCAAAAACGCTACAGTCCAAATTGCTGGG